GTTCTTTTGATTTCCCTACAGTGTTTAACGAAATAACCAGGTGCACACGATATTTCAACAAAAGCACTATCCCTATCACCTTTAAGACTATCATATTCAATGACTATATTTGGAAATTTTTTAGCTGTACCAGTTGGTTTGGTCGCGGTTATATGATTACCCACTATAAAGAGCTCACATGATCTAACATTGCCCTCAGCCCTAAAATCATACTTAATAACATTACCTTCAGTGACAAATACATTGGTCTTATATTCATTTACGTACCATTCATATAAAATATCTGGTGTTAAGTGGGTAGTGAACTTACCGAAGAAAAAATATTCTCTGACCGAATAATCAACTATTAGGGCGTTCTTAACTTTACCTTTGAAGTATGATATAAAATTAGATGCAAAAGTTGATGGTCTGATGCGCTTAGTTAAAGGCAATTTGTATAGCGCCGCAACTAAACAGCAACCGTCCGGAAAATCATTACTATAATTGGTCACAACATCACCAGCAACATAGTTATATTTAATGAAAAAACAAACAACGCTATGTGCTCCCGTGTAGTTTTCGCATACTATTTTTAAGACATTTAAACTCTTATTTTTGTCGTTGACACTATATTTATGATTGAACCATTCGGTTTTAACTTTAAAATTACCTCTAATAGCTGCAGATAGTTGTTCTGCATCAAAATACTTCAGTGGTACATAGATAATATGATTTTCAGTATCGTGAACTAAGTTGAATTCAACACCATTAGTTGATAATTCGTATTTAATTCCATCTCTTATAACAGAATCATAATTAACGTATTGTTCTTCGGTGGTATATTCTTTAGTGGTCATAGTAAACAATTCTGTTACATCTGGGTCATACAAAAGGTAGTCATCCCATTCCATTTGCACATTGTCCCAGTCACCATCAAAATCTAATTCATCAGAATCTGATTCTGATTCATCACAAGCTATGATACTTTCGCTTGTGTTATCATTCTTTTCATCTACCTCATCAATGGTTGGCAACTTCGGTGTTTCAAAAAGAGAAGAATCCTGCTTTGCATTACCTGGTTTAGTTGGTATCGGTTTTGTATCATTATCAATAATGGTGTTTATTAATTGATCATTTTTAGTGACGTTATTCACCGTTGGTGTGGTGGGTTGTTTGAGTTTAGCCACAGCGTTAAACAGCTCAAATTGTTCCTTGATTCTATCGTCAAGAGATGGACTAAGTTTTTGTGGTTTTTGGAACACATTTCTAACGGCATTATCAACCTGTTTTTCAACTTTAGCTATTTCTTCAGTTTGTGTTGGTATATCAGTAATTTTGCTAATTACAGCTAACTTATCGCTAACAACGGCTAATTGTTTAAGTTCATCAACAGGTGTAATTACACTAACTTTTGGTTTTGCTTCGACTTCAGCGGTTATTATTTTTGGTTTCGCAATAACGTAGGCTTCTATATCTTTAATGTGATTAGTTGAATAATCATATAAAAGACAAGTCCATGAAGTTACTGAAAAATCCTTCTCAATTACACGTATAGCAAAACTTTTAGATCTCAAACCACAGTGTTTAATCAATGCTCTTTCTTCATTCCTCAAAACAACAAATAATCTAGAATTAATGGTGAGTTGACTAAACCATTTGATTATTTTATTACATTCTGACGGACCTTGATCAGGGAAACATAGAATATCTGCATCTTTCTTTACCTTACATTTAGTAATAAAATGGTGAGCATCAAATAAACCTTTATCAACAACAGAGCAAGTGACACCAATGTCTTTCTTCGCTTTAGTGTTTAACTTACTAGCATACAAATCAACGTCAAATATCCTTTTGAACATGCTTCTACGAACTAATTCTTCATCAGGAACATCAATTACAGGTGATTGTAATACTGGTGGTTTCTTAAGTATACCGGTCTTCTGGTCGAGGTTGGAATTGTTGATAACCAATGTGGGAATAACATTGGTATCAGGAGTAATGTTTTTATTCTAGCTGCAACTACTGGTGGTG